TTTACTTTATCGAGGTTCAATTTGGCGGTAATATAGGTAATAACCCAAAGTAAAATAACAATGACGAATGATAAACCAAACCAGTGGATTGCAACAGGTGAGTGTTGTAGTTCTGTAACACTATTTGAGTTAAAGTTTTTTACAGCTTGTAATGCTGTATGCAGCTTTTCTTTTACTTTATCTGCGGCTGGTACTACTGATGATGAACTCATTGATAGTTTATGTTGATAATTTGTTTTTAGTGAGCTTGTGGTTGTTTTGATGATTTGATGATTTGATGTTGTTTTATATAATATATATTTTACTATATAATTAGTATATAATTAGTATATAATTACTATATAATTTACTATATAATTATAACTATAATATATATTAAATATATTAAATATATATTATATAAATGGCTGGCGGATTGCTAAATCTTGTATCTTATGGAAATCAAAACGTTATATTAAATGGAAACCCTACAAAGACATTTTTTAAATCAACTTATGCAAAATATACGAATTTTGGAATGCAAAAATACCGACTTGACTTTTTCGGGACATCTTCGTTAAAATTATCTACCGATTCTACGTTTACGTTCTATATACCTCGATACGCGGATTTATTAATGGATACGTATTTGGTTGTAACGTTGCCGTCCATATGGAGTCCGATATGGCCGCCAAGTAATTGTGCTGAAAATTGGGCACCATATGAGTTTAAATGGATTGAGAATTTAGGCACGCAGATGATTAAAGAAGTTGTTATATCTGTTGGGGGGCAGACTTTGCAAGTATTAACCGGCAAATATTTACTTGCACTTGTGCAACGTGACTTCACAGGTAGTAAGAGACGATTATATGACCAAATGACCGGAAATATTCCTGAATTAAATGACCCTGGAAATTCGGATGGACGTGTAAATGCTTATCCAAATGCGTATTATACGACGCTAACACAAGGCGCTGAGCCATCTATAAGAAGTCGCAAATTATATATTCCTATAAATGCCTGGTTTACCATGACAAGTAAAATGGCGTTTCCTTTAACTGCACTCCAGTATAATGAACTAAAGATAGATGTCGTTATGCGCCCCGTCCAAGACCTGTACACGATACGGGATGTAATGGATGTGCCAAATAACTACCCTATTGTCCGCCCCAACTATTCCAATGAATACATGCAGTTGTATCGTTTTTTACAAACGCCTCCAAGCGTATCGTTAGATAAAAGCACATATCAAAATCCATCGCAGTCGGATTGGAATGCAGATATACACTTGATCGGCACCTATGGATTTCTATCCAATGAAGAAGCCAATTTGTTTGCTAGAAATGAGCAAAAGTATTTAATAAAATCGGCATATGAGTGGAATTTCGAAAACGTAACAGGAACACAACGTGTATGGTTAGAAAATACTCTTGGAATGGTAAGTAGTTGGATGTTCTTTTTCCAGCGCAGCGATATTAACCTGCGCAACCAGTGGAGCAATTATACAAATTGGCCGTATAACTATTTGCCGTATAATGTTATACCTGCACCTGCATCTCCCGCACAAGCAGCAGCGGATAATGTAGGATACACTTCGTTTGGTTGTGGTTCTGCCCCATATAGTACAGGATTTGCACCAGGGTATAATCCTGTAACGAGTGGAACAAACCAGTTCTTTATTACCCCTGCATTTAATATTGAAAATCAGCGTGATATATTGATGAATTTGTCCATTCTTTTGGATGGAAAATACCGCGAGAATACTCTTGATGCAGGTGTATATAACTACGTTGAAAAATATGTGCGGACAAAAGGAAATGCACCAGATGGCCTATATTGTTACAATTTTTGCATTGATACCGACCCTTTCAATTTGCAACCAAGTGGTGCACTGAATACAAGCAAGTTTTCGAATGTGCAGTTTGAGTTTACTACATTTTATCCTAAAAATAATCCAAATGCGCAGTTCTTGACAATTTGTGATAATGCTGTTGACCCTGTTACAAATAGACCAATTCCAATCGGTGTGAATAAACCGATGTGGCGCATATATGAATATAACTACAATTTGGTTATTTTAGAGGAGCGTTTCAATGTTGTTACATTCATGTCTGGAAATGCTGGCATGATGTATGCGAGATAACATTTATACACGAATGCTGAATTCCTTCACCATATCCACCATATCCACCATATCCACCATATCCCTCAGACATGTTATTTCGATGTCATCCAACTATTGGAATACCTTCCCATGATTTTAGAGAATTGCAAATTTTACATTTATTTTATAATATAATATAATATGTGTTTGGTTGACTATTATAACATTTAGGTTCAATAATATAAAATGTTATAATATATATATTACAAATACATTACGAATACGTTACTAATACATTACTAATACATATTATTAATACATATTATATTATATGTCAACAACATATTTTAACACTAAAAAATCAAATATTGAAAGACTAAAAAAAAAATCAAAAAAAAATAAAGACAACGATAAAAATATAGATACCGATAAAAATATAGAAAATAATGATAAGGAGAGAAATAACGATGATAAGGAGAAAAAAGTAGTGGAAACTTTTATTATGAATCCATTTAGTGGTGAAAAAAATGATACCGAGAGTGATGATAAATCTGATAAAGAAACAGACCCTGCTGGAAATGTATTTAGTTCATCTGATAATACGAGTCCAACAAGTAAAACTGAAACAAATACAGCAAAGTCAGCAAAAGAACAACTTGACTCAGATAAATTTATAATATTCTTTTTACATGCATTAATGTGTGTTTTTCTTGCATATGTGTGGGGGTTCTTGGCAACAAATTACTTATATTTAAGCAGTGAATCGAAAAACAATTTGGACTATATACTTCCAGTAGAGGAATACAAGCTTCCATATACAAATGACCCAGAATCAGAATCATGGTATGAATATGGAGTTCCATACTCTTTAGGCCATGGTAGAAGTATAGATGTAATCACCAACCCAGCAAACACTAGAGCAAAGATAGAAGATAGACAAAAAGGTACAACATATTTTATGTGGTTGTCAAAAACAGCAGAAGGTAATAATCGTACAGGGATATATAAAACAAATTTTTTTGGAGCACTAAACCAATATATATTCGAAGCAGTTTATGGCGGACTTGCAAGAGGTGGAAGAGGAATAATTCGAACATTATTATCACTTGTCGGTGTCGCAAATAAAGATTTAAAGTATAATGAAGATTCGTGGGATCAAATGAAGGATAATTTTCCAAGAAAAGCTATTGCATTCATATTATTTCCATTTATTGCATTAAATTTTCTTGTTCCCGGAATAGCAATCTGTAGTGGTATAGCTACGTTTATATTTGGAATACTTCAGGAACATATTTGGTGGGGATTATTTTTTAGTTTTACGATTGGAATATTTATATCAATGGCAACAGGATTTTATATGGGAATTCAAACATTTTACGTATTCTTTTTATACCCATGGGTTAATAATAGGTCTAGCGATAAAAACAAATGGAGTGATATTTTTAATAGTCTCAAAACGTATATGTTATTTGCTTTTTATCTTTTAATATGTTTCTATGGTTATGAAGACTTGGGTTCAGCAGGCGGTGCAGGTATAATGTTTATAGTTGTAGCTAGTATAATAATGCAATGGATGAAAAATTCCGATGATAAATAATAAGATATTATTATGTTACTATAACAAAAATACTTTAATAATATTAAGGATAAAATGTTATTAAGGATAAAATGTTATTAAGGATAAAATGTTATTAAGGATAAAATGTTATTAAAAATATAATATTAATAATTAATAAAAATGACAAAAAATAATAAAAATAAATGCACTATCAACAAATCTGATACGATAAGTAAACAAGAGCAACAAATATTACCATTTGTTAGTGTATGCACGCCGACATTTAATCGTCGCCCATTTATTGAAAATATGATTGCGTGTTTTGATAGCCAAGATTATCCAAAGGATAGGATGGAGTGGATTATCATAGA